CGGCCGGGAGTTCACCGGCCTGTGGCGGCTCCGGTTCGTCGAAGGCCTCTGGGTGGTCGCCGAGGGCGCCATCTACGACTCCCTTGAGGAACGCACCCACCGCACGCCGATCGAACCGGACCCGGCCGACGTCGAGCAGTACGTGGTCGCGGTCGACTACGGCACCACCAACCCGTTCGTCGCCCTCCTCCTCGCGGTCACCGCCGAACGCGTGTGGGTGCTGCGCGAGTGGCGCTGGGACTCCAAGGTGCGTGGCCGGCAGCTCACCGACGCCGAGTACTCCGCCCACCTCACCCGCTGGCTCGCCGAGGTCCGCCTCCAGCTGCCCGACGTCCGCGTCGAGAAGACCATCGTCGACCCGTCCGCCGCGTCGTTCATCGCACAGCTGTGGCGCGACGCCTGGCCCGGCGTCACCGGCGCCAAGAACGACGTCGCCGACGGCATCCGCATCACCTCATCGCTGTTCGCCTCCAACCGGCTCCTGATCCACCCGACCTGCACCGGCCTGTGGGACGAGCTCCTCGGCTACGTGTGGGACCCAAAGGCCGCCGACAAGGGCAACGAACAGCCCCTTAAGATCGCCGACCACGGACCCGACGCCCTCCGCTACGGGATCATGGGCCTCCGGGCCTGGTGGCGGCACTGGATCATCGCCCCCACCATCGAAGTCGAGCAGCAGGCGGCCTAGAGGATCTTCCTCTCGACCCACTTGCCCAGGGCCTCGACGCTCACCCGGAGCTCGTCGATTGCTGAGCGCAGTTCGTCACTAGCGATCAGTTCGCCGTACTCGTTCCTCTCGCCCTTGTCCTCAATCACCGTCCGCCAGGAGTCGCGAGCTGCCTCGACGATGGCGACTCGCTTCCGTGCTTGGCGTCCGGCCAGCACAGCCGTCCGCCTGGTCGCTGCCAGGTTGTCGCTGAACGTCCGAGTCACCGACAGACCGTGTTGGGGGATCCCGGCGAGCAGCGCTGGCACCAGTTCGTCGTGGAGACGCATGCGAGCGAGGCGGACGTGTTCACGTCGGTTCACCAGTACCGATCCGACGAGCGAAGCGACACCACCCACCACGGCGCCGGCGAGCGCCGCCCAGAACTCGACGGGCATGTCAGGCATGTCGGGAGCGCCGCACCTCGTCGAGGGCGTGGCGTAGGTCGGTCATTCCGCAGCTGCAGGAGTCGGCCCAACCGGCAAGTCCTCCGCACCCTGCGCGGTGCGGCTTCATGCGAGCAGGCAAGTATCGCAGGACCTTCTCCGCTGCCTCGACGAGCTGTTGCACAGGATCTTCACCATCCGCCATCGGGCGAGAGTAGGTCGGGTTCGTGTCAGCCCCCTGGGTGGACACTCCACGGGTGCCCATGCCCACGGACGCGAAGACCGCATGGCCGCCCAAGGCGTGGGCCCCGGTGCTGGCCGACATCTCCGAAGCCGCCGCCTGGTACTCCGGGGACACGAGCGCGCTGGCCGGCCTGTACGGCAAGCAGGACTCGAGCACGAGCCGCCGCCGGTTCTGGTCCACCCCGAACCGTGACCGCCAAGGTCAACGGGTCCGCCAGAAGCTGCACGTCCCCGCTGCCGCCGACGTCGCCACCGCGTCCGCCGACCTGCTGTTCGGTGAGGCACCGAAGCTGACGATCCCGGAGGCGCACGAAGAGTCCTCCGACACCGAGGCCAAGGACACCCAGGACCGGCTCGACCAGCTGGCCGGGCAGACCGGGCTGACGAACACGCTCCTCGAGGCCGCCGAGATCTGCTCCGGGCTCGGTGGCGTGTACCTGCGGCCCTGGTGGAACCCCGAGATCATGCCGATGCCGCTCCTGTCGACCGTGCACGCCGACCACGCCGTCCCCCGGTTCGTCGCCGGTGTGCTGGTCGAGGTCACGTTCTGGCGGACCCTGCACGTCGACGCCGGCTCATCCGTGTGGCGGCACCTCGAGCACCACCAGCACGGCCGGATCGAGCACGCCCTGTTCGTCGGCGGCAAGGACGCCCTCGGCATCCGCCGGCCCCTCGCCGACCACCCGGACACGGCGGACCTGGCGGTCGATGACGACGGCCTGGTCGACCTGCCCGAGTCGATCGACGGTCTGCTGGTCCGCTACGTGCCGAACATGCTCCCCAACCGGCGCCGCCGCGGCACCGTCGTTGGCCGGTCGGACACGGCCGGGGCCGAGGACCTGATGGATGCCCTCGACGAGACCTGGACCAGCTGGTTGCGGGACATCCGGATCGGGCAGGCCCGGATCATCGTCGCGAACGAGATGCTGTCCCGGGCCGGGCGTGGCTCGGGGGCGTCGTTCGACCTGGACCAGGAGGTGTTCTCGCCCCTCGAGTTCGACCCGACCGCTGATGGTGCGAAGAGCATCACGCCGGTGGAGTTCAAGATCCGCACCGAGGAGCACGCTGCGACGGCGATGCAGCTGTGGCAGCAGATCGTGTCGACCGGCGGCTACAGCCAGCAGACGTTCGGGATGCAGGGCGACGGCGCGAACCAGACCGCCACTGAGGTCCGCGCCCGTGAGGGCCGCACGTTGCGGACGACGAAGAAGAAGCAGCGGTACTGGGCACCGCAGGTCGAGGACGTCGCCGAGATCATGCTGATCATCGACCGTGAGGTGTTCGGGTCGAAGGTCACCCCGATGCGCCCGCGTCTGGACTTCGAGGACGGCCTGGTCGATGACCCGCGGACGACGGCGGAGACGATCGAGCTGTTGAACCGGGCGCAGGCGATCTCGATCGAGACGCGGGTGCGGATGGCGCAGCCGCAGCTGGAGGGCGACGAGCTGAAGGCGGAGGTGGAGCGGATCCGGGCCGAGCAGGGCCTGGCCGTCGACGACCCGACCGGTGGGCTGCCCTGATGAGGACCCGCCGGCATCACTCGGAGGGCGCGCTGGTCGCGAAGTCGAAGATCGTGCCGCTCACCCCGTGCGGGAAGGCCGGCTACACCAACCGCAAGATCGCCGCCCAGGCCGCCGCGAAGGTGCGGCGCGAGACCGGCGAACCGGTCGAGCCTTACCACTGCGACGAGGGCTGCCACTGCCTGCATATCGGCCATCCGCCCGGATGGGCGTTCGAGCAGCACAAGCGCCAGGCGCGTGCATCGTGACCGCTTGCGTCAGACGACACCCCTACGCTCAGGCCATGGGGATGGACGACGTCCACTACGACGACAACCGCGAGCGCTTCATGCGGGCGCTCGGTCACGTCGTGGTTCAGATGGGCATGCTCGAGGTATCCGTCACGCGGGACTTGGCGATCATGATGAGCGGATCCGATGACATCGTGCTGAGAGTCATCGCCGGTGAAGGTTTTGGCTGGCAACTCGACAAGATGCGAGCGCTCGCAGAAGCTCGCCCGGATGACGAGCAACGACGAGAGTTCCCTCTCAACGATCAGTGAACTCCGGTCGGTTAGTACGCGGAGAAATGCTCTGATCCACGCGGCCTACACAGCAGGCGGGGATGGCGTGCAGTCAGAACGCTTGAAGTGGACCCGCGGTTCCGTTCTGTTGGGGACAGGGGAGAGCGTCACCCCCGACGACATCTGGACGTTCGGGGATCGCATCCAAGCGGCGCTTCTCCGGCTGTCTGAGCAGATCCCGTTCATGGCGTGCTGGGGAGCCGACCCTCATCGCTGGCCGGGAAACAGTGCCGGTCAAGCTAAGTCGGACCATGCCGGCGACGCCCGACCCTGATCTGACCGTCCGGGCCGCCAAGGAGACCGTCGAGCTCTACGCCCGGGCCGCCGACCAGATCCTCGCCACCGTCGCCGCCCGCCTCCGCCGCGGCATCGACACGCCCGGGTGGAGCGAGGCGAAGCTGCTCGAGACCGCGGCGCTGCGCAACGAAGCCCAGGCGGTCCTCGACCAGCTGCTCGCCGACACCCCTGACGCGGTCGAGGCCGGCATGGCCCGTGCCTACAGCCAGGGCGCCGCCGACGCCGCCAGGGATCTCCCCGACCTGCAGCCTGTGGTGGCGCGCCTCACCAACGAACGCGCCGTCCGGGCCCTCGTCGACGAGGCCGTCACTGCGCTCCGAGGCACGCACCTGCAGATCCTGCGGTCCACGCTCGACGTGTACCGCACCGCCGTCTACGAAGCCGGCACCACGTCGGTGGTCACCGGTGTCCGCACCCGACGCCAGGCCGCCCAGCAGGTCCTCGACCGGTTCGCCAACCGTGGGGTCACCGGGTTCGTCGACCGCGCCGGCCGCGCCTGGGACCTCGCGAGCTACTCGGAGATGGCCGTGCGCACGACCGCCGGCCGCGCCCAGGTCGCCGGGACGCTCGACCGGTTCACCGACGCCGGCCGCGACCTTGTCATCGTTTCCGACGCCCCCCAAGAGTGCCCGGCCTGCCGGCCATGGGAGGGCCGGGTCCTGTCCATCACGGGCGCCACTCCCGGCTACCCGACGGTCGGACAGGCGACCGGGTCCGGCCTGTTCCACGCCAACTGCCGCCACGCCCTCGGCGCCTACATCCAGGGCGTCACCCGCCGGTTCACCAACACTGCCGACCCCGAAGGCGACCAGGACCGCCAGGAGCAACGCCGCCTCGAGCGCGGGGTCCGGGCGTGGAGGCGGCGCGAGGCCGTCGCCCTGGACGACGTCGCCGCGACCCGGGCCCGAGCGAAGCAGCGGGAGTGGCAAGCGCGCCTGCGCACGCACGTCGACGAGACCGGCGGGAAGCGCCTCCGGTACCGCGAGCAGACCACCCGGGCCATCTGAGCCCGATTCGTGTCAGCCCCTCTGCCGCACACTGCGAGGCGATGGACCTGACCTCCACCGATCCCGTCACGTTCGAGCTCGCCCAGGTCGACGGTCGCCGTGTCTGGCTGACCTCGACCGGCCGCGTCCTGCCCTTCGTGGCTGGCGGCGACGGCCCCGACGGCGGCGAAGGCGGAGATGGGACTGGTGGCGAGGGCGGCGAAGGCACCGGCTCTGACGAGACCGGCAACGATGGCGGCGAGGGCGACGACGGTGAGGCCGGCGAGAAGCTGACCCTCACCCAGGCCGAGCTGGACCGCATGATCGACAAGCGCCTCGGCCGCGCCAAGACCAAGTGGGAGACCGAGCTCAAGGCGTACACCGACGCCGAGGGCCAGTCCGAGGCCGACCGGCTCAAGTCCGAGAAGGAAGCGGCCGAGCAGGCCGCGCAGCAGGTCACCGAGCGCGCCAACCAGAAGCTCATCGCCGCCGACGCCAAGGTCGCCGCCGTCGGTGCCGGCGCCAAGCCAGACCGCATCACCGCGCTCCTCAAGCTCGTCGACCTGTCCGACATCGACGTCGACGACGACGGCACCCCCGACCTCAAGGCCATCGAGAAGGCCGTGAAGAAGGGCCTCGTCGAGTACCCCGAGTTCAAGGCCGGCGCCAACGGAGGCCGCAACGGCTCCTCCGGCGGCGAGTTCAACGGCAACAACGGCGAGACCAAGCCCGCCACGATGGCTGACGCAGTGACCGCACGCCTCGGCGGCTGACCGCCACCGAAGAGCGACGTCGACGGACGGAAAACGGGGGCCGACGGGCCGTAAGCGGGACGAGAACCACAACCCCGACTCACGGAGGCACCAATGCCCGTCACCCTCGCCCAGGCCGCCCTCAACACGCAGGACGACCTCGACCGCATGATCATCGACGAGTTCCGCAAGAGCTCCGCGCTGCTCGACGCACTCCCGTTCCACGACGCCGTCAACCCCATGGGCGGCGGCTCCACCCTCACCTACGGCTACCACCGGGTCCTCGCCCAGCGTGGCGCCGAGTTCCGCGCCATCAACAGCGAGTACACCCCGGCCGAGGCCACCAAGCAGCGCTTCGACACTGACCTCAAGCCTCTCGGCGGCTCGTTCCAGATCGACCGGGTCCTCGCCCAGCTCGCCCGCGGCGCCGAGGTCGAGTTCCAGCTCGGTCAGCTGATCAAGGCCACCCGCACCCAGTTCCAGGACGAGGCGATCAACGGTGACACCGCCGTCGACTCCGACGGCTTCGACGGGCTCGACAAGGCGCTCACCGGCACTGACACCGAGTTCGACGGCTCGGCTGTGGACCTCACCGACACCGACAGCCACGGCAGCCTCGACGAGATCGACACGTTCCTGTCGCTGCTCGACGGGCCCCCGACGATGGTGCTCGGCAACGCCCTCGCGCTCGCCCGGTTCCGTGCCATCGCCCGCCGGGCGAACATGTACGTGCAGTCCCCGGTGCAGGGCCTCACCTCGGGGGCCGGCGCCCCGGTGTCCCGCCAGCAGTTCGGTGACGTGATCCTCGTCGACCCGGGCAACAAGGCCGGCTCGAACGACCCGATCATCCCCGTCACCGACGGCACGACCGACATCTACGCCGTGCGGATCGGCATGGACGGCTTCCACGGCGTGTCCGTGGCGGGTCAGCCGCTCGTCCAGACCTGGCTGCCCGACTTCGCCCGGGCCGGCGCGGTCAAGACCGGCGAGGTCGAGATGGGCCCGGTCGGCGTCGCGCTCAAGTCGACGAAGGCCGCCGCCGTCTGGCGCGGTGTCCGCATCGCGGCGGCCGCCTGATCATGGCGACGACCATCTACACGCCCGTCGAGGGCTTCAACGGCACGGTCGCGGGCGTCAAGTTCGAGGGCGGCAAGGCCTCCACGGACGACGACCGCGCCCTGGCGTACTTCAAGCGAAAGGGCTACGGCATCGGCCGCAAGCCCTCGAGCGAGGACGCGCCGGAGCCGCCGGACCCGCGTGACGCGTCGACGGTGCACGGCCCGCAGCTGCGGGACGCCGCCGTCGACCCGCGCAAGGGCGACTTCCTCCCGCCGATCAACGCCGGCAAGGCCAACCCGCACGGCCCGAAGGTGGTGGCACCGGAGATCCACGGCGCCATCGACCAGCGGGTCGCGCCGGGTGAGGTCGCGGTGGACGATCCCGACGCACAGGAGGCGAAGGAGACCGCCCACACCGAGGCCACCGTCCTTGAGGAGGGCGGCGAGGTCGAGCGTCCGGCCAAGTCGGCGAACAAGCCCGAGTGGGTCGCCTACGCGGTCTCCCAGGGCGCAGACCCCGCCGAGGCCGAGGCCACCAACAAGGACGACCTGATCGCCACGTACGGCGACGGAGAGGCCTGAGCGGTGGCGACCGGCTGGCAGCGGCTGCCCGGCTCCGGGCAGCCGTACTACGGCACGCT